AATCGGTGGCTTGATGCTATGCAAGATCGACGAATCGATTGTCAAAGAACGAGAAAATTATTTTGCAAACAAAACTGACAATCAGATGAATGCAGTTGATAATGACCTCATGCGTGAAGAACATCCTGCTATGCCGATTACTAAAAGTCGGCAGTCCAGGGTTACTTTTGGTGGTGGTTCAAAGGCGAAAGCCTAGAATCACTTAATATTAATCTCGTGATCGGAGAAGTTAATTATGGCAAATAAAGACGCCGCATTTGGTTTGCGTCCAGCCAAGCATGTTAGCGGTTCACCGTTCAACGGAGGTCAATCTAGATATCGTATTACGACTTCGGCTCAGGCCTATACGACTAAGATTTACATGGGTGATATTGTGACCCAGAACACAGCCGGTACGGTTACCCGTATTGCGCGTGCTGATGGTGGTAGCGCTACAAGCGACATCATTGTTGGTGTGTTCAACGGTTGCTTTTACACCGACCCTACAACCAGTAAGCCCTCATGGAGTAATTACTGGCCAGGAAACGCTGCCACGGATGCAGTTGCTTTCATCATAGACGACCCTTATGTCATCTATGAAGTACAAGCAGACGCTGCTTTCCCGGTAACGGATCTATGGGGTAACTTTGATATTGTAGATCAGTCGACAGTTGGATCAACCACAAGTGGTCGTTCCAATGTAGAGCTTGATGTGACAACTGGGGCTACTACAGCCACATTGCCACTGAAGGCGATTCAGATATCTACAGACCCTCAGAACTCCGACGCTGGTAGCGCGAACACCAATGTTCTTGTTATGGTACAAAATTCATTGTATAGACAAGCACAAGTTGGTTTAGCGTAAGGGAGAAATAACTAATGGCAATTTCAAGAGCACAGCTCGTTAAAGAATTAGAGCCTGGTTTAAACGCCCTATTCGGCATGGAGTACGCTCGTTATGAAGACGAGACGAAGGAAGTTTTCGAGACTGAAAGTTCAGATAGAGCTTTTGAAGAAGAAGTTCTGATTACAGGATTCGGAAATGCTCCCGTGAAAAGAGAGGGTGATGGAGTTGAGTTTGATACAGCCTACGAAGGCTATACTGCTCGCTATACCCATGAAACTATTGCACTGGCATTTGCTTTGACAGAAGAAGCTGTAGAGGACAACCTCTATGACCGGTTGGGTGCACGTTATACGAAAGCGCTTGCGCGTTCGATGGCACACACCAAACAGGTTAAAGGCGCTAATGTTTTAAACAATGCATTTAGCTCTAGTTACACAGGTGGAGACGGACTGTCTCTAGTGAACAGTGCGCATACCCTAGCGGGTGGCGGTACTTTCTCAAATACACCTAGTACCCAAGTTGACTTGAACGAAACGGCACTTGAAGATGCGTTAATTACAATTTCAACTTTTGTTGATGATCGTAATCTAACGCTTGCTCTTCAAGGGCTGAAGCTAGTTGTGCCACCGCAACTCCAATTCATAGCAGACCGCTTGCTTGAAACTCCAGGCCGTGTCGGAACTGCTGACAATGACATAAATGCATTGAGGAACATGGGAATGATTTCAGATGGCTATGCCGTCAATCATTTCTTAACCGATACAGATGCATGGTTTGTCTTGACAGACTGTCCAGATGGAATGAAGCATTTTGAGCGTACGCCAATGAGCACAAACATGGAAGGTGATTTTGACACTGGAAATGTTCGCTTTAAGGCTAGAGAGCGTTATAGCTTTGGTTGGAGCAACCCGCGTGGCATATATGGCTCATCGGGTGGCTAAGAACCAATAATGGAACCATTGATGGGGGGGTTTCTTACTCAACCCCCATCCACTTTCTAGGGGTAAACTTGTCCTACAGACTGACCTAGCAGACAAGCCAAGACGGTAGGACTTATTTTTTCGGGAGAAAAAATTATGGCACAATCAACCTTTTCAGGTCCTGTAAGATCACTCGCTGGTTTTATTAACGCAGGATACAAAGCAACCGTTAGTTTAACGGCAAACACAACCATCACAGTGGCAGCTCATGCTGGCAGAACGCTATTATGTAACGATGCAGATGGAGTATTTACACTTCCAAGCATTGTAGTTACAGAGCCCGATGATAAAACTGATCCAGGACAGCTTTGCAACTTAGGCGCACAATTTACTTTTGTTGTCGTCACGGCAGCAACTGATATGGATATCGTAACAGATGGCACAGACAAGTTTGTCGGTGGCGCTTACACCGGAATTGATGACAGCGCAGCAGGCAAAACCTTTATTTCTGGCTCATCCAACGATGTTATTACACAAAATGGCTCAACCAAAGGTGGTTTAGCAGGAAGCATTGTAGTTGTTACTGCAATAGCAAGTGCTAAATACCATGTTGCAGCACAGCTACTTGGTTCAGGAACTTTAGTAACACCATTTGCTGACGCTTAATAGGGGGTAAATTATGGCTAATACAGTCACAGGTCCCACTAAGCAATTTGATGGAAACAGAAAACTAATCGTATATTGTTCTATTTATTCAGACGGTAGCGCAAGCAGCACAACCCTTGTAGATGTTTCAGGATTAAATACATTTGAAGGAGTGTCTTGTTCAACCGTTACTTTAAATAAGATATGGTACACAGTTGGAGGAGGAACAGATGCACCTGCGTCCCTAGACTGGGATGCAGATACTGATGTTACTTTTCTAACATTGTCTTATGACAATTCGTTTGATTTTAGTGATTTTGGTGGTTTAGTAAACACAGAAGCAACTGGTTATTCAGGCGATGTTCTTTTAGTTATTCCGTCAACAGCTGATGCTGGGAACGAATACACCGTTTGGTGTGAGTTCATTAAGAACTACTAATAAGAATGGCTACTTCCGGATCTCGTGATTTCCAGCCCGATGTGGGCGAATGGATCGAAGAAGCCTATGAACGCTGTGGGCTGGAACTGCGTACTGCTTATGACGCACGCACAGCCCGCCGTTCATTGAACATCTTGTTTGCCGACTGGGCAAATAGAGGCTTAAATCAATGGACCATTAGCAATGTCAGTCAGACACTGACTGAAGGCACCGACTCGTACAGCTTAAACGATTATGTAATCGATGTTCTGGATGTGGTGTTAAGACGCACTGTCAATGATGTTGCGACTGATTACCAGATGAACCAGGTTGGACGTGCAGAGTATTGGAACATTCCCACCAAATCGACTAAAGCAAGACCTACCCAATGGTTCCTGGACAAGCAGGTTACGCCAAAAATATATGTTTGGCCGGCGCCTGAGAACAGCACTGATGTAATCAAAATGAATCAGCTTCTACGCATTGAAGATGCAGATGGATCGGTTAATGATTTGCAGATGCCGTTCAGATTTTATCCGGCTTTAGTTGCCGGGCTTGCTTTTTATTTATCACAAAAGCGTGCGCCGGAAAGAATGGAGTCATTGAAAGCTATTTATGAAGACGAGTTTGCCAGGGCTTTAGCCCAGGATGAAAGCCGTGCATCATTGATGGTAAAACCAAACATGCGCTCCTATGGCTATTAAAGATGGCTTATGCATACGGCAAATACGCATACGGAATCTGTGATCGCTGCGGGTTTCGCTATTTATTGCATGAACTGAAAAAAGAGTGGACCAACTTCAAGGTTTGTTCGGAGTGCTATGAAGCCAAAAGCCCACAGCTGGAACCCCCTCCACATGTAGCAGATGCTGAAGCGCTGTACAATCCAAGGCCTGATATCAATTACAGAACAGCAGCCCTGGGCGTTGTAACCACCACTAAGCCAGGTGGCATGACCACTACCGATGATCCGATAGGCACAGATTTCAAGGGTCTTGATGCAACTGGGGAAGTTGGTACTATATTAGCAGGAGGAGACTGATGGCCTTTACTTATGCAACATTGAAAACAGCAATCCAGGATTACATGGAAAACGATGAAACAACGTTTGCCAACAACTTAGACAATTTCATTAAAAACACTGAAGAAGACATTCTCAAGAATGTAGAGCTTAATTATTACCGCAAAAACGTGACTGGAACTGCAACCTCTGGAAGCGCTTATCTTGGAATGCCGTCTGATTTTCTAGCACCATTCAGCCTGGCAGTCATCAGCTCCAGTGTTTATTACTATCTGTTATTGAAACATCCTTCGTTTATGCGAGACTACACTCCAAACGCATCAACGACTGGTCAGCCCAAGTATTACGGTGAATTTGATAATGACACCTTTATTCTGGCGCCTACACCTGATGACAATTATACTTTTGAATTGCATTACTTTTATCGGCCCACTTCCCTAACCGCAGGCGCAGCCGATGGCACCACCTATCTTTCCAACAACATGCCCAATGTCATGCTGGCAGGGTCGTTGTTGCAGGCGGCTATTTTCATGAAGTTGGATGCAGCGGAAATTGGGACATACAAACAGAATTACGCAAAAGAACTGACGCAATTAAAGTCTTGGGCCGAAGGCAAGACCACCACGGAACAAATGCGTTATGACAAAACCAGGGGGCGCGTTTAATGATTAAAGAGCTCGAAGGCAAAAAAGTTGCCATCGTTGCCATGGGCAAAAGCCAACTCGACTATCACCTGTCCATTAGCCATAGCAAGGAATACGATGAAGTGTGGGCCATCAACTCCATGTGTGCCGTGGTCAAAG